TTCCACGACAGATTGACCAGCGGACCCAGCTCGGAGCCCTGTACATTATCTGACACCACAATCAGCCGATTCTTCAGTTCATCCAGAGGCGTGTCCACGTCAACACCAGAGACCAGGTGACGACGAACCGTTGTCTTCAAACAATCGGCAGCGTGATTCAGGGTCACGTTGTTCGTGGTATGGGGAACGATAGACAGGATGAAGGGATCTTCGCTTGACTGCCACGCCTGAATCAGATCTACGCACACGGAATCAAATGTCCAATACTCATATGCATAGTCGTATCCAAGATTCAACGGCTTCTTGGCTACGATTGGCTTCCCATTTTCATCTCCATACACGTGGACCTCCAGGAGACGCCGACCTGACTCGATGACACTCTTTGTATCCTCAAAGACACCACCCGTCACGTAGTAATCACAGAGGCGCTTGCGAGGTCCAGCTTCGGTAAAGTCCTCTTGCTTCGTTGCATCGTGCCAGATGGTGTATCCCAAGATTCCGACAAGTGCGGCTCCAACTGCGAACTCCATTATTAACTACTGCCTTCTATTTTTGGCACTCTGAACAACATCTGACGAAATCCATTGATGACATCATCGGGGATACGTTCTTGCATTGGAATCTCCATCAGACAGGAGCGGTGAAAGTACAGGCAGTACATTCCACACTCCGAATCCTTGAACTGATGGCGCGTGGCATTAAAGGTCATCTTCATCGGCTTGGAGTGTTTGCCCGTTGCATCCCACTGAGTCTTCCACCGCTTCATCAGCGTCTTGATCTCTTTTTCGGGTGCGTGTGCATAGGAGTCAAAATACGTGATGCGCGGATACTCCAGATCAGGGCGTACATCGCAGAACAAGGCGATCCAGTGTTCACCCGGTCCATCGTGGGGATCGGTGTTGAAAACAATGCCAATCTGCTCGTGACCAGCGCTAGCCAACTCGGGGAGCTTCATTGCGCAGAGAGTGCTCACAATACACTCCTTGGTCTCACTCTTGAGATCAAAGTCGATTGGAATGCAACCAAGAAAGAAGTAGTGGGGAAACAGCTTGACATACTCCTTCTCCACGTGATCAATATCATCCGATGACAGCCACTCATAACGATTAAGCGCCCATTCCTTTGATGCAGCAGGTTTCTTCATCAGGGACGACACGATACACTCTGCAGAACCCGTTGAGCATTGATCGTGGAGACGGTGCTGAATGTTTGTCCACATTTCTTCAGGCGTTCCCTTGGGAATCGGAGGTTCCTTCTTATCTTTCTTGTTAATGACCTCGCGAAGACGTTCGACTTCTTCTTCGTCGACCCAAGACATCCTTGTTCTAAAACGGATACTATTAAGTCAGAAGAAGAACAATACAGATGGATGCCCTCAAACCTGTTCTCTCTGCCTATGCTGACGTTACTCGCCGACTCAATGAGGTTAACGCGGCTGCAAATGGACTTCGTGATGAGCGTCGCACAGTCGAACTGGATCTCACAGCTCTCTATGCAACATCCCGTGAAGCACTCCCCGACAAGATTAATCTATCGAGCTCAGGAATGGTCTTTGCAGTCAAACGCCCAAACCAGTGGAAGAAGGGTTGGGCGCTCTCCAAGAAAGAACTGAAGGGATATTTGGATGAGTTGGTTCCCGGACAAGCCGAGGCGGTTATGAATGAGATTGTTAAGCGCCAAGAGGCGAAGATGGTGGAGACGGATTACGGATTTGAGCTGAAGGTGGTGAAGCGTGACTGAGAGACTCTTCAATCTCTCGCAGGGTGTTCTGAATGTCTGCAAGATGGCGTTTCGCTTGGACCAGGTTTTCACGGGGTAGAAACCCACTCTGGATACGCGTAAGATTACACACAAGCGAACCATTCGTGCTCAACAGACGGGATGCCAGAGTGAAGAAGGGCTTCACCATCAACGTGATATGACATTTTACAACACATTATTTTTAAGTGCTATCATCCACCCGCTGGACGAAGTAGTTCAGCAATTTATCCGACATATCGCGGACACTGAACTCCCACACGCCTGCCCAGTTAGGATGGATAATCTTGCGAATATCTTTGATGCCGTCGAGAATGACGTGGCGATCGACATACTTGCGGTTCAAGTGCGTTCCGTGGTAGAGATGATACACTGCACCCGACGTACAGGTGATCTTCGGTTTAGGAAGCTTATCAAACTCTGTGTATGCCGGGACCAGCGCAGGCTTGAGGTAGGTTGACGGGAACTTGATACCCAGCCACGCAGCCGCAGACAATGTATCACCACTACCCGTGATTCCGTATTGAAAGAAGCCTACTTTGCGGAACCACTTGCGCGTGAATGCCCACGCAAACCCCGGATGGAGCTTGTGATCAAACGTCTTTTTTTTGTCCATATAGATCACGGATTCGCGCACTTGAGTGATAGTGGTGTATGTCAAATCCATCCAGACAGCGGTGGTAAAGGGTTGAACGACATCGTGATCGGACAATGCAGATGAGACCTCCGAATACCAGTCAGGATTTCCAAAGACAATGTCTGCATCCATAAACATCACCTTCGAATAGTACCACGGGATCTTTGCCTCCAGCAGAGTGCACAGCCGCTCCTTGTGGAACATATGCGACTTCGCCCAGACGTGAAAGGCATCCTTGATCTCAGGCTCGCTCTTATGGAAGACCAACTCCAAAGTATAGTAGGGGATCTTTGCAAGCTTCAACTTTTCGATTGTATAGAAATAGTTCATCAGCATACGCTTGGATTTTGCGGGATTGAAGAAGACAAATCCGATTGCCATATCAGCCCTCCAAGGTCCTCTGTAGCGCACACTCGCCACATCAATAAATCCGCCTGGATGAACTTTTGGTGGAGCATCCGGAAGAGCCGTATACATCATCGACTGTGCAGCTCCCATTGTGTAGGAAAACGGATAAAAGATTCGCCAGCAATCCACAAGGCAATGTCTGATACATATTCGCCCTACAACGCGAGGAATCAACCCTTCACGGAACGCGATATCCACCGCATTCTTCACCGCCACGGATTGCCGCACTATCGAGTTGTCAATCCCAAGGTCTTCCAAACGGCGATGGTCCACACAACATATGTCAAGCGAGCTGAATACACTACCCCTGATGGACGTCCGGCGTCTCTTGCTCCGTGTCCATCCGGTGTGATGCCTCTCCAGGATGAGAGCTATGAATGCCTGGAGTTTGAAGGAGACTCCGTGCTGGGTGTTTGCGTAGCTACCTATCTGCGCCGCAAGTATCCCGATAAGAAGCAGGGGTTCTTGACCGATGCTCGTAAGGAGCTGGTCAACAACGAGCGTATTGGTGTATTGTGTCAAAAAGTAGGATTAGATGCATACTATGTGATCTCTCGGCACAACGAAGAGTCTGTTGCCATCAATGGACGAAAGAACATCCAGAAGCTGGGAGACATCTTTGAAGCCTTTATTGGTGCTCTGTGGACAGACTGCGGAAACCGATTCAATATTGTCTATACCTTTGTGACGAACGTGATGGAAGCATACATTGATATTCAAGATGCTGTAACCACCGTCACCAACTACAAGGACATCTTTCAAAAGTACTGTCAGCGTGAGTTCGGGTGCACGCCGACCTATACGATGCTCAGTCCTGGCATTGATCCAAAGATAATCAGGGTCCTGGTAATGGATGGTCCATCGATTCACGGTCGCGGTATGGGAAGCACCCGCAAGAAGGCAGAACAGATGGCAGCAAAGGAGGCACTGGAGAAGTTTAATGCTTTGCCTTCTGCGTAATGACTCGTCCCTTCTTGCCACACGTGAACCTCTTCAGGGTTCGTCCTCTTGTCTGCAAAACAGACTTCACACAGATGGCGATAGGACCTTTTTCATTCTTGACCGTCTTGCGAACCTTCTTGATGCAGCTACAGAAGCGTTTCGTCACACCCCTCATTGTGTCAAACGCAGAAGAATATATCCTCGCAAAGAATAAACATAAATGGGTGGAGGTCTTCTTCAACTCGTCGCATACGGTGCTCAGGATGCCTACATCACTGGAAATCCCCACATCACCTTCTGGAAGGTGCTCTACAAGCGTCATACCAACTTCGCGATGGAGGCGTTTCGCGTGAACTTCACTGGCTCGCCTCACTACGGACAGCGTATGGTGGCGGTCGTCAACCGCAACGCCGACCTGATGTACAAGACGTACCTGGAGGTGACGCTTCCTGATACGTCTGCATCGGCGGTCCAGGGTGGTGTGGCGGTGACGTGGACGGGCGATGTGCAGCGCCGTCTGGGATACACCCTCCTCAAGAAGATTGAGGTTGAGATTGGCGGTCAGATCATCGACACCCACTATGGCGAGTGGCTTTTCCTCTGGGAGAACCTGACGTCGAGCTATGACAACTCGATGAAGCTGGATGCGATGGTTGGTGGAAACCTTGGTGGCTCGATCACGACGGCGCAGTCTTGCGGTGGTCGCCCGGGCATCCTCTACATCCCTCTGCAGTTCTGGTTCTGCCGTAATCCGGGTCTGGCTCTGCCGCTCATCGCCCTCCAGTACCATGAGGTTCGCCTGAACGTCACTCTGGGTGCCGCGACAGACCTGGTGACGTCGACGGGCTACAGCTCGGTCGCCGCCGCCGCTGCCGCTCTGCCCCAGCTGAAGGATATGGCACTCTACATCGACTATGTATACCTGGATGTGGATGAGCGCCGTCGCTTTGCTCAGCAGTCGCACGAGTACCTGATTGACCAGCTCCAGTATGGTCTTCAGCAGACGCTGACGAATGCCAACACCCGCATCGACCTGACGCTGAACCACCCGGTGAAGGAGCTGGTGTGGGTCTTCCAGGATGCGCGCAAGACGGACTGCGGCTCTACGCTGACGGCGAACACGGGATACACAACTCCGTTCAGCTACGATGATATCGCCGACCGTTGCCGTCTGCAGATCAACGGACAGGATCGTTTCGACGAGCGCTATGGTGACTACTTCTGGAAGGTCCAGCCCTACCAGCACCACTCGGGTGGCGCCTTCTGGCCCACTCGTCTTGCGTCGACGGCTGGTTCGTACAACAACCCGGCTGCGACTGTGGTTTCGTCGGCGACGTGCTACATCCAGGGTAACCTGCTGCTCGTGCCCTCGGCGGTTACCTTCGCGGCGGTCGTGGGCGCTGCGCCGGCGTCTTTCCTGCTTGCACCTCTTCAGGATAACTGCCTGATCACGTCGGTTGTGAACGGTGTACCTCTGGAGACGACGATCTTGTCTGCCGGACAGCCTGTTACGTCGACCGCGAGCGGTTCGTCGGTGACCTACGGTGCGGGCACGGGCGGTACGGGTGTGTACGTCCTCAGTGAGAATGTTGGCAACAGCACGACACTCACTCTCTCCACCATCTATGTGACGCAGCCGAACAACATCAGCTTCCCGAGTTCCTTCAACCCTATCAACGTGTACTCGTTTGCGCTGCAGCCCGAGGAGCACCA